TTCAAAATCTACAGGGTTAGAATCGTTTTGACGTTGTTGAATTAATTTACTCTGTTGAGTACCTTGCATCTTTAACCTCTTGTCTTTGCGATTTTCTATTTCACTTTCTTTAGAACCTTCTGCTCCAGTCTTTACTTGTGCTAGCTGCATTTGATATCCAAATTCTTGCTGCATTAATTGAGCTTTTATTTGCATCTCTGTTTGCATTCTTTGCATTTCAAATTGAGACTTAGCTTGTTCTATGCTAACTTTTTGAGAAGTTAAAGCTTGTTGCTTTTGTGTTTCTACTAGCGCTGTTTGCTCTGCTGTTCTTGATTGAGCTTCTCCTTGAGCAGCTATCATAGCTTGCTGTTGGTTTTGTTCTCTTTCTATTTTTTTCTTACGTCTTTGCTTTAATAATTGATTAGCTAGTTTAAGATTTTTTATTTGACGTATATCTATAGCGTCTTCTAAATCTATACCACCCGACTGCAAAGCTATTTGTATGTTTTGCTCTAACGCTGCTTTCTCTTCATCATCAGGTTCTAATTCTAAGAATATACCAAAATCATGTAAGTTTAAATTTGATATCTCTCTAAGAGTTTCTACATTGTATACCGATATACCTTCTATTAAAGCGTTTGCTGTTAAAGGAAATCTTAATACGTCTGCTATTTTTAAAGAAATGTTTTCACATATTCTCAAAGCGATATATAAACTACCTTGATTTATATGTTTAGTAGCTATATTTGATTGATTAGCAGCCATTTTTGCAAGACCAACTAAAGCGTCTTTGTCTGGCAAGCTACCGTCTCTAGCTTCATTAAGCCCTGTTACATCACGTATCATTTGCAAATAGTATTGATACGTTTGAATTAGAGCAGCTAATTTTTGACCACTAGCTGATGATTGTAATTCTTGTATTGGAATTCTACCTCTGTTAGGATCTCCATCCTGTGTAAGTGATCTACCAACTATAGAACCTGTTTGGAAATACATGTTTAATGCTTCTGCTGGATTATAGTTTGTACCATTACCTAGATCAACCTCAGCTAATCCGTCCATATCTAAGAATACTCCATCTGGAACCATTCTAGATAACACCTGTTGCATTTTTAAATGTGTTAACTGTATCATGTCTGCAAAACCTGTGCATCTACTTACAATAGACTCTATTTTGCCCTTGTACATTCTAGGTGCAACAATAGCGTAGTTCATCTCTACCTTAGTAGTGTCTGCCGATGGTCTAGTCATGTTCTCTGCTAATTGCCACTTAAGCATAGTATTCGTTCCTAACACCTTAGCGCCAGTGTATAAAACTTCTATTGACCTACTTACTCTTTCAAATCCGTCATTAGGTGGAGGATTAAATTCGTCTGTTTTTTCTATTATTTTTTCTAAACCGTTTTCAGTTATCTTTAACTTAAAAACTTGGTTCATATAAGTTTTGTATTCAAAATACATAACCTGAACAGTATTGTTATCGTAATTACCCCAGCCAGTTATATATTGTTTGTTGCCAGGCATTTCTTGAATTCTTTGCAATTCTTCTTCTGAAATATCTGGAAATTGTTTTTTTAGTTCAGGTATAGTTATTGATTTTACTTCACCTACGTAATATATATCTTGAAAATTAGGATCTTCAGTGTATGAATAAATTAAGTAAGCTGGATCAACATAATCTAAAGTTATACCATTCGCTGTATTAAAACTTGTTTTAGCACAAGAAATACCACAAACTACTAAATCTTCGTTTAATCTACGTTTTGTTAACTCCCACTTATTCTTAGCTAATGTAGTTGTTATAGCTTCTTCTTCTGCAATCTCTATTGATTGTTTATAACTTAACTGTAAATGCAACTCTAGTTCTTCTTGAGTTCTAGGTATTTCATCTGGAGGTAGTGAAGTTCTCTGTAAGTCTATACCTAAACTTTGTTGAGCTGCTTGCATTTGTTCCCTAGCAAACATATCTTCAGCAACAGAAGTTGCATACATGGTTCTTTTCTTTACAGACTCTGGGTCTTGAGAGTAAGCTTTAATATCATATTCTTTACTAGATATGCCATTAACAACTATATCTACAAATTTGGATAAAATAGGCACTGGCTTCCAATCTAGGTTTAAGTAGCTTAAGTCACCGTTGATAGATAACTCGTCTTTGTATTTTTGAACAGGTTGCTCTCCTCTAGCGTATAATCTTAAATGATGAAAATTATTAAAACTAGTAAGATATCTATTACCGTTAGTTCTTCCTTGATTAAACCATTCTGTCTCAATAGCCTGTGCTACCTGCGAACCGTATTCCCACGAAGCTTTTTCTGCATCCGGTACTACCTGACTTGGAAAGGCGCTATTTGAGTTAGTATACATTTTCATTTATTCAATTATTTTTGATATTGTTCCTTTATTATTATATCTTTTAAAACCTAGATCATAGTTTTTTACTACGTTCATTGGTATTGGTCTGTATTTGTTTTTATTACAAGCCATTAAAGCTAATCCAGAACTAATAGAAGCATCATGCTTCGTTCTGTTGTTTATATTAAACTTAGACCAATCATCTAAAGTTCTTTGAAGATACACGTCTCCATAGTCTCCGGTTGACCTTAAACCTACAAAGTCTTCTATATAAGACTCAATAGCAGCTGCATGAGCTTGTTTTATATCTTCACTTGAGTTAGGTATTCCACCTATCTCTCTTTCCGTTACAGATAGTTTTAATTTATCCGGTCTGTTCATTGCATAACCTCTATAACCTCTTCTTTTAAAATGATAAAGTAATCTAGGTTTATTGTTTTCAGCTAGTATTGGCATACCGTAAAACACACAAGCCATAAGTACGTCTTCAAAAAACATTTCAGCTGTTTGAGGCCTAGCTATATATTCTAAAAAGAAATGATTAGCTGGATGATTATCCATGCTAAACTTAGTTAAACCATGTAGAGAGCCATTAGAACCTCTACCATCTACCGTACCAGATATATCATATGGATCACATCCAAAAGCGCCCATGTGATCATTCGCCGGGTATTTTATACCTCTTTTTATTATAACTTGATTTTGCTGATGTATATCAGGCACCCATGTTATGTAGAACTTTCCGTTAGTATTAGGTGCGAATAGAACTTTTGTATCTTTTACTCCACCTTCCCATATAAAATTACCTCTTGTTACTAGCTTTGTTTTACCTACGTCACCGTTATAATCTATTTGTTCGTATATCTTAGTTAGATTAAACAAAGACGACTTAGCTTCGTCTCTAAAAGCGTGTTCTTCTGTTCTTGGGAATTGTCTATAAAATTCATTTAAAGCGTCTTGATCGCCTTTTAATCCATCGACTTCATTCTGCCAATATCCTATAACACCTTGTTTTATCTTGATACCATGCGGATCTTCCGCAGGCTTAGTTGGTGTGTCGAATACAGGTATGCCATAAGAATCAATGTATCCTTCGTAGTTCCATTCCATAGGTATGAACAAAGAATAGAGTCCTGAGCGAGTCTGTCCATTGGCGTTTCTCTCTTTGACGTTTGAATCATAGTATAATTTTTTATAATTATCTCCTCCTTTATCTAGAGCATTTGAAGTACTTCCCATCATGCACTTACCAATAATTCTTGATCCTAGTCTAAGTGTTGTTTTTGTAACACGCCAATTGTTAAGTATGTTGTTAGGTCTTTCCCACTTTCCACTTTCGTCATGTACAAGTAGTTTTAATTTTTCTCCATCGTAGGCATTGTCACCAGTGTTTTTCCAGTCGATGGTAGTATCCAAACCAGTGATCTCTTGGGTTTTTTCATTGGCTTCCAATTTTCTACGAGTAAACTTTGAGGCAGGTACTCTGTAAGCAAGTTCAGTTTTAGGTCTGTCCATACCGTCTTGGATTGGTTTAAAGAAAAACGGGTAGTTAACGGATATTGGTACAACTTTATCTGTGAACATTGTTTTTGCATCAGAACCAGATTTGGATAATATTCCGTATCTTGAGTCTGTAGACATTGTAGCGAGATTGACTGCTTCTGCTGATGACATAAATGAAAACCCTGATCGACGGTTTTTAAGGTAGCACATTCCATAGCATCTGTCATCTGCTTTTGTAGCTTCCCAAAAGATAAAGAATAATCTGTTTGCTTCTCTAAAATCTGGTTTCCCAACATCAATCTTGGACCACTGCAAGTACATATAGTGAGTGCCAGTAATATAGGTAGGATTGTTTTTATTAATAAACCAAAAACCTTCTTCCCTGTAAGTAAACTCTTTATCGATGTAATCATACCATTGTTCTTTAAAATCAGATGGATAATCTTCCCAATCAAATATTGTTTTTATTTTTTTAAAGGCTATTGGTAATTGTTTTCTTTCCCACTTGTTATTCCCTAAAGTTTCAACAATTTCAGGTTTTTCTGGTAATGCTATTTTGAGGTTTTGAATTTCATATATCTCACCTATCTTGCCCGTCTTAGATATAACCACCATATCGTGGTCTTCGTTATATCCATACTCCCACTTATTATACCTATTCATTCGTTTAAGAATCTTAGGTTTAACGTGGTTTTTTAATACTCTATATAGATC